ATCAAATGGACATGCAACAGCAACAAGCTGATTTGAGTGGAGAGCAATAATGGACAATCATCAAGCAATTAGAGACATGATTAATAATATTAGTATGGGTAATGCTAGTGAAGTTCAAACAAATTTTAATGCTATTATGCAAGCAAGAGCAGGTGATGCTTTAAATGATTACAAACAAACTCTTGCAAGATCAATTTTTAAAAATCCAGAAATGCAAGCAATGGGTTTAGCGGATGGTGAAGAACACATTTTAGATATTGATGACGAATACGAAACCAAAGAGTAATATAAAAATGAAAACATTCAAAGAATTTAGATCCAATGTTGAAACAGATATTCAAGAAGAACCTATGGACGGCGTTGCAAAAGGTTCTTTGGATGGTGATAAACACATGTGCGCCACTAAAATTTTTAAAGAAGGATTAGGTGAAGGAACCCCAATTCACGGCGAACATGCCATACCAGACAGTCAAGGTAATATCTCTTGGTATAAAGTTATGTTCGAACATGGTATTGAAACAGTAAGAGTGGAAGATGATGGTGTTCAAATACTTATGTCTGAAAGTCATATGCACTCAAATTCTAAAAAGAAAATGCCAATGTAATAGGGGAAAAAATAAATGCCTGCTCTTATAAAAAATATAGTAAAATTAACACAGGTACAAGGTGTTGTAGTTCTGCGAGGTGATGACGGAAGCGCCACCATTGATCTTGATGTTGATCTTAAAAAAACAAGTGAGACTGTTTCTGGTACTCAATTGGTCAATATCAAGGGTTTACAGTGGACTTTAGGTACTGGAACTCAAGCAACTGTAACAAGAGACTCAGTTGTACTGTATACATGTATAGGAACTGGGCGCATAGATTTTTATGATTGGGCAGACACTCATGAAAATGATGCAAATATTGTTGTAGCTGTTGATAACGGAGGAACCGGTGGTACTGTAATTCTTTCTTTATCTAAAGTTGCAGGATTCGGTTCACAGCAACACCAAGGTGCTGACGGAGTATTAGGTTAATGAAACTTATTAAAGAACTCAACGAAGATTTACAATTCATTGTAGAAGAAAGCAGTGAGAATGGTAAAAAAAGTCTCTTTATAGAAGGCGTTTTTTTACAAGCAAATTTAAAAAACAGAAACGGTAGAATGTATCCAAAAGAAATAATGGCAAAAGAAGTCAACCGTTATATTAAAGAACAAGTCAGTACTAAAAGAGCATATGGTGAACTAGGACATCCTGAAGGTCCTAACATTAATCTTGATCGTGTTTCACATATGATCGTATCTCTTAGAGAAGACGGCAATAATTGGATTGGACGAGCAAAAATTTTAGATACTCCTATGGGTAATATTGCTTCCAGTTTAATTAAAGAAGGAGCTGGATTGGGGGTTAGTTCACGAGGTCTGGGCACACTTAAAGAAGTTAATGGAATCAATGAAGTTCAAGATGATTTTATGCTTGCTACTGCCGCAGATATTGTAGCAGACCCATCAGCACCTGATGCGTACATACAAGGTATTATGGAAGGTAAAGAGTGGGTATTTGTCAAGGGTGTATGGCAAGACAGAGAGATTGAAGAAACCAAAAACTTAATTAAAAAGACAAGTTCTAGAAATTTATCAGAAGCAAAAGTTAAAGCGTTTGAAACATTCTTAGATAAAATTTCAAGAATTTAATTTTTATAAATATATAGAACATTTAAATATCATTTAAATCGAAAGGAGATAACAATGGGCGTAGAATCAAAAATCCGAGAGCTTATGGAGGGTGCAGCAAATCGTCCTCTGGATAAGCAACAGGGTGATGCTTCTTTTCCTACTCAAGGTAATTCAAATGCAAATCCTGAAGTCCAAGACTTAAACAGTCCTGGTAATCCGGAAGGTGGTTTGACCTCTGACGTAGGCGTGAAAGCAGCATCTAAAGCATCTAAAGACGGTACTCTTCCGAAAGGACAGGGTGCAGGCAAAGCCGTTAACTACCAGGACATGGAAGATACCAGCTCTGTTGTAAATCAACCTAATTCTGCTGGTGTTCGTGAAGAGTATGAAACTCAAGACGAAGAAGAGTATGAAGAAGATGAAGAATATGCAACAGAAGAAGGCTTGTTTGAAGAAGATTTAAAAGCACTTTTTGCTGATGATGAAAATCTTACTGAAGAATTTAAAACTAAAGCGGCTGAAATTTTTGAAGCTGTAGTATCTTCTCGCGTAATTTCTGAAGTAGAAGCTATTGAAGTTGAATTGACAGAACAGGCTAATGCAGCATATGCAGAACGTGTTGAAGATTTAGTTGAAAACATTGACAAGTATCTTAACTACGTTACAGAAAATTGGATGAAAGAAAACGAAATGGCTATTGAAAACGGCCTTCGTAACGAAATAACTGAATCTTTTATTAAAGGATTGCAACAAGTGTTCACTGAACATTACATTGAAGTCCCTGAAGATAAGTACGATGTTTTAGCTGAGATGCAGGAAAAATTAGATACTCTTGAATCTAATTTGAATGAAGAAATCCAGAAAAACATTAACTTGAATGAAGAAGCAGTTTATCTGAAAAAGCAAAATATTTTTTCTGTAGTTTCAGAGGACTTGGCTGATACCGAAGCTGAAAAGTTTGCTACATTAGTGGAAGATATTACTTACACAAGTGATGAATCTTATAATAACAAACTCAAAGTAGTTAAAGAAAATTATTTCCGTAAAACATCTGTTAATACTTCTGCTGACAATGCGTTAGAAGATACTGTTAATGAACTTGTTTCATCGGACAATAGTATAATGAGTAAGTATGCCAAAGCAATTAGCAAGCATTCTAAATTTTAATTTTTATAAATAGTAAAGTTATTAAATACAACAATAAAGGAGACACAAATGTATCTTTCAGAAACAATTGAAAAAAAGTGGGAACCTGTACTGAAGCATGAGAGCCTTGCACCTATTGCAGACCCTTATCGCCGTGCAGTAACTGCCGTAATTCTTGAAAACCAAGAAAAAGCAATGCGTGAAGAGCGTGGTATTCTCCACGAAGCTACTCATGCAAACGCAACTGGTGCTAGTATCGACAACTACGATCCTATTCTTATTAGTTTGGTAAGACGCGCTCTTCCTAATCTGATGGCATATGACGTAGCTGGTGTACAGCCTATGACTGGCCCAACTGGTTTGATCTTTGCTATGAGATCACACTACACTAGCCAATCAGGCACAGAAGCTCTGTTTAACGAAGCAGACACTGACTTCTCTGGTGAGGGTACTCATGCTGGTTCAAACCCAGTGGATGGTTCTTACACTACAGGTACTGGTGTATCTACATCAACTGCTGAAGGTTTTGGTGATTCTACTTCTCTTGCTCAAGTAGCATTCTCTATTGATAAAACCACAGTAACTGCTAAATCTCGTGCGTTGAAAGCAGAATACACGATTGAATTGGCACAGGATCTGAAAGCGATTCATGGTCTGGACGCAGAAAGCGAACTCTCCAACATCCTTTCACAAGAGATTCTTGCTGAAATTAACCGTGAAGTTATTCGTACAATTTACAAAGTTGCTAAAACAGGTGCTGCTTCTACTGCAACTGCTGGTACTTTTGACCTTGACGTTGATTCAAACGGTCGTTGGTCAGTTGAACGCTTCAAGGGCTTGCTGTTCAATATCGAACGTGATGCTAACGCGATTGCACAAGATACTCGCCGCGGCAAAGGCAACTTCATCATCTGTTCTTCAGATGTTGCAAGCGCCTTGGCAATGGCTGGTGTTCTTGATTACACTCCCGCACTCAGCACCAACTTGAATGTTGATGATACTGGCAACACTTTTGCTGGTGTACTGAATGGTCGATACAAAGTGTATGTAGATCCGTATAGTGCCAACACTGGTGCAGCTTCTCAGTTCTACGTTGTTGGTTACAAAGGCACCAGCCCGTATGACGCAGGTATTTTCTACTGCCCTTACGTTCCGTTGCAAATGGTTCGTGCAATTGATCCTAACACCTTCCAGCCGAAAATCGGCTTCAAGACTCGTTACGGTATGATTGCTAACCCCTACGTAACACAGTCCAACGGTACTATTGATGCGGATACTTTCACATCAGCTCGTAACCAGTACTACAGAAAAGTCAAGGTAACAAACTTGATGTAATAATAAAAAGAATCCCTAAAGGGACATTTTTAAGGGGCTATTCGTAGCCCCTTTTTTTATGTTTAAAAATTGCATTGACAGATGTCTAAATTCTTGATATTATATATAGTGTATTAAAGTAACAATGTCGTTACTTTAAGTAACTTTAAAAACAAGGGTTTATAATTTATGAGTAACCGTAGGATGATAGCATCAGTGACTTTTTCAGCATTTGCAATGGTTTGTTTTATAGCTTTACCATTTTTTGTGATCTTAAAAACTTCAATCGGAATGTAATGTTTAAGTATTATAAATAGTGTCATCGAAAAGGTGATACTATGGCATACACTCCAACCTCTAATATTACAGAAGCAACGTTTGACGCAGGTAATCCAAGTGAACTAGATTATATGAGACCTAATGGTTTCAAGTTTTTGGTTCATAATATTCCTAACGTTTCATTTTTCTGTCAATCAGCAAATATTCCTGATGTTACCTTAGGGGTGGCTACACAAGCCACTCCTTTGATTGACTTTCCTTTGCCAGGAGAAAAGATTTCATTTGGTGAACTTAACATAAGATTTCTTATACAAGAAAACATGGCAAACTATAATGAAATATATAATTGGATGAGAGGTTTAGGTAGCCCAGAAAGCTCCGATGAATATACAAATTATGTTCAATCTCAAATATATAGATTTCCAGGTAAAACTGTTGTTAATGCAACAGCCGCTTTAACAAGTGAAGCATCGTTGTTCATTTTAAATTCTAATAATATTCCTTTTATAAAAATTGTTTTTCAAGAAGTTTTTCCAGTTGCTTTAAGTGGACTAGATTTTGATTTAGGAAATTCTGAATACTTTCAAGGTTTAGCATCATTCAGGTATAGACAGTATAAGATTGAAGCCGCTTAACAGATTTTTTTCTCGTATAAATAATGTTGTAATTTTTGAGATTTAAAAATATATTATTTATGGGAGTTATCAATGATAACATTGAATGAATTACAAGATCAATGGACATCAGATTGCAAAATTGATGAATTGAATTTAGGTACCGCGTCAACTAAAACACCTGAACTTCATGCAAAATATCTTAATCACCTAACAACATTTAAATTGCAACTCAGAAAATATGAGTCGCAAATGTTATCTTTGCGTAGACTAAAGTGGAAATACTATAGAGGAGAACTCTCTAAAGAGGAACTCTTAGAATTAGGTTGGTCACAATACTTAGGCAATCATCCTTTAAAAAATGAAATGATAGAATTTCTAGACAGTGATCCAGACGTAATAAAAGTTGTGGATAAGATTGAATATATTAAAGCATGTTTATATCAGTGTGAACTTATAATGAAATCTTTGAGCAGCAGAACATGGGATATCAAGTCGGCCATTGAATGGCACAAATTTACAAATGGTCTAATGTGATAAAAGTTACTAAAATAAATGAAGTGTATTTGAGAATAACTACTGATCCTAGTATTTCGCAAGAACTCAATGACTTCTTTACCTTTGATGTTCCTGGCGCTAAGTTTATGCCACTCTATAAAAATAGAATGTGGGATGGCAAAGCGCGGCTATACAATATGTATAGAAGAGAACTGTATGTCGGGTTACTGCCTTATCTAAAAGAGTTTGCAAACACATTAGAATATCCTATAGAACTTGACATGGAGAATGTAGGAGATCCGG